TTCTGCCCCATGTGTGGGTCTGCTTTATCTTAACCCTATATACATCCATGTGGACGTATCAAGGCAAACCATTTGAACCAGAAGACGAACTCCTCGAAGAATATCAGGGGTTCGTCTACTGCATTGTGAATTTGAAGAATGGGAAGAAGTATATCGGTAAGAAATTCTTCTGGAAACCGAAGATTCTTCCTGTTACCAAAACAAGAAAACGCAGAGTGAGAACTCGCGTTCAGTCTGATTGGAGAGACTACTACGGTTCATCCAAAGAGGTGCAACTGTTAATTGAAGAGGGTGTAACCTTTGAGCGTGAGATACTCCGTCTGTGTTACACCAAAGGTGAGTGTTCCTACTACGAGGCAAAACTCCAGTTCGAACACGATGTATTACTGAGAGACGATTATTACAATGAGTTCATCGGCTGTAAAATCCATTCCAAACATCTTAGGTCGTAACCTAATAAAACGAGATATTGTGTTTCAGGACTTCGGTGGTAAAGTCTACACCTACGATGACCTGTGTCTGCGTATCAATCAGGCAAAACAATACATGCTTGATTGTGGTATCAAAAAAGAATCTCTTATTTCGCTCGTGACACTATCAACCACACTTGACTGGGTTGCAATGTTTTTTGCAACCTTTGAATTAGGATGTGTGTTGATTGAACCCCACGATGAGATGTGGTATACCGATACGCGAGAAACTTGGAGACAAGGGTTCTTAGACCTCTCTGAGAGAAGTGATAAGTGGGGAGATGATAATACATTCATGTTCTCTGATATGAATGATGAGATTGCCACAGGTATTCGAAAAGGTGATATCTACAATGGTGGAGGGTTCTGGTTAGAAAGTTTTCATGGGTATGACCCATACCCTATCTCAGGAATAGATAATTTTTCAACAGAGGATATTCAAGCACCGTGGGATGTGAGTGAGAACTCTCTCGCATTATATACATCATCGAAGATTGGTGAACCTGAGTGGCAGCCAGAACTACACACTCACAAAGATGTGTATCACAAATCTCAAAAGGTTATCGACATCTTTGGGTACGCCGACAAGACTGTGGCATTGACCAAAACGCAGGGTCACATGTGTGCAGTAGAATTGCTCGTTCTACCTACCTTTATGTCTTCAGAGAAGGTCTGTGAGATGCCAATGCCTGATGATGATGTTGGACTACATGGTGAGATACTAAAGACCAATACTACTCTCATCAAAAGACGGGGTATAGATATCGTGTTTGGAGTGGACAAAGATTTGATAACATTACCTGACAATATTCGTATTTTAGAATATACAGGTAATGTCTATGGGGATATGGAGTCATTACCGACATGCTTATAAACCGTGACATAATACAGAATGATATCATCTTTGATAATGTTGATAAAGAAACGATATCATTCACAATCAATAAGATAAAAAATCTGTTGCGTGATGCAGGAGCTCAGAAAGGCGACCTCATCACTATTTCCATCTTGATTGTAAATCATTGGCATATCGCATCTATATTTGCTTGTGCGGAGATGGGATTGAGGGTTATCATTCTAGACAGTCCCGCAACGATGGAGTCCCTACCATTTACCAAACTCGCACTACATGGGCCGTCTCAGTTCTACATTCATGACTCCCAAGAAGATACAACTAACATCTATGGTGGTCTGCATGATGAGATGATTAGACGATACGGTGGTGAACCCGTAGATATTAGACAATCATGGAAGACCTATCAAAACGATTTCCGTGTTGATGTATCACCCGATGACCCATTTCTACTGAGTTCTACATCAGGGACTACGAAATCATCGCGACCTATCTTGTTTTCACACAAAGAGGTTTATGGAATATCAAAGAGAAACATCGATGTATTTGGTTTTGAACCAAGTTCTTTCGTGTGTCACTCACGCAATCTACACCACGCATCCGCACTTCTAACATCTCTATTCCCTGCCTTGATGGGGACACAACGTCATTTCAATATCCCTATC